GCTCTCTCCCCCCCCGCGGGGGGGGGGTGATGTTGTTTTCTCTCAAAATGCGAGTTTTGAGGAGGTTTCGACCTGTGGTCATTGTGACTGGGGATGCCCTGGCTCTTAAGAGTTTCTAGCTTAGGTCAGCCTAGGCTAGATTAAATGTATTAAGTTTTTATACATTTCTCTTTCAAAACCCCAATGACCGTGGTCGGTGAAACCCGGAAAGTCTCGACTTTACTCACCACACGGACCCTGTGGTAGTCGAGGCTGTCGCCGTAAAGGGCAATCGTGTCCATCATGTAATATCCCAAATCTCCTTAGGGAGCGCTCTGGTATTGATCTGGGGGTCGAGCGCGGGACAGCCGAGCCAAGTCAGCGATTATTCACTGGCGGATGGTGTACAGACTGCACGGGAACCCACTTACGTGGTATTGATGGATGAACAGTCGGCTCACGACATGCGCGTGAGTGTTGTCGGCGGTCAACAATGAGTAACAATCCGATTAACATCGAAGAGATTGGACGAGCTGGGCCATCGGGCGAAGAGGAAGAGCGGGTGAGGAGGCCAGACGAGAGGGGACTCTCTATGGAGGAATCATTGATCGACGGTGTGGAAGGTAGTCTCGGGTTTAACCTGGCTGCCGAAACATTAGGGTTCAACGCGCGTGCCGATGTGTCTTCGAGCGAGCTGATCTATACAACAAGAACGCACAGTGAGACGAGACAAGAAGGGCTCGAGATCAGGGAAAGAAAGCTGACCTGGTTGCTGCTTGACGGCAGTGAGAAAGCTTATGCACTAATCCCAATTTATTGGGATGACGGAATGACCAGCGTGCCACCTAGGCGCGCAAAGGTCGGCGATCAAGTAGGAGAAGACTTGCCTATGGGATGGGATTATATACCCGGCGGAGTTGAGGCACCGAATTGCGATAGATTCGCCCTATCGAGTACGAGGAGATTGTTGCCACTTGGTTCACCAAATGAGCTAGAGTATATAGGACGACAACCTTTCAAACACAGACCACCAGTTTGGGAGCCGGCTGGCCATATGGAGGAGGACGGCATGCACTACGGGAGTGCTTCGGCAGTTATACCGCCAGGGATGTTAATGGATAGTCGGGATCTATACGCCGGTGAATCAGGTGGTAGTGACCTAGCGGTGACAGATTACATTGTGGATAGTGTGTCCTTACCTGACGAGGCATTGGTGTCACTACAACCATTGGTTGCCGGCGGAACGGACGTAGATGTGGATTTAGAAGTGTTGGGTTCGTACATGGTCCAGGGGCTGGATGGGAATAGGACAGAAGTGACGTGTCAGCCTGCTGTGCAAGTGGCCGCGTTACGCGGGGCACTATTGACCGAGCACACATCGACGGGACATGCCCACGGCATCCAGGTCAGTGTAGAAGCTGATGCGGCCTTGGCGGCCTATATTGACTCATCAACACCACTCGGTGATACAAGGGGCCTGACTGGATTATCAGAGGTGATCAACGTGGTCGGCAGAGGTGCATTGCTTGGGAACATTCGATCTTGGTTTGCTGACGGTGATCGTCATTCTGGCTCATACTTGGGCTACACAAAGTTGTGGCTTTACGTGATTTCGCTCATGATTAGAGATCAGATAGATGCTGACTTTGCAGGCACTACTTGGGCTTTTGCCAACGATCCAGCAGTTGTGCAACCTAACTGGGAGAACTCCACTGTTGATAGAAGGTGTTGGGATGCCTTCAACGCGCAAGTTAGAGACAGGAGCAGGGGTTGGTTCGTGGCAGATCCAGGGACAAACTGGCAAGTGGCCCAGTGCATGGCGGACTTTTACCGGCCATTTCCATCGTTCATACTTACGATGCAAAATCACAGGATTAACGCCACTCCAGCCCCCCTGGGACACAGTTTCCCAGGCATCCATTTGACCATGTGTACTGGGAAGGATGACTTTGGCATTCTGGGTCCAGCTGGGGGCGTGGCGGCGGCGGCCGGTGTGGCTGCTCCACCGCAGACATTACCTGCGAGGGCTACTGTGCCGACAATAGCACAGTATTATCAGGCGATCAGGCAGATGGCTTTCTGGCGCGACGAGTTCGACGATTGTAAGATCGGTCTCTCATTAGCTCTAAGGATGTCGGCCTGTCACCTACGCAATGAGATAGTACCAGCGGATGCAACGACACGACGGTGGCCAGTGTGGGCGAATGGCATCGTTGGGTCTGGTACGATGGTCGAGATGCCAATCACTAATACCCTTGTATCGGCATATGTGAAGGGGAGCGTTACAGCCCGCGGAGATCTGGAGCCAATATTCAACCTGCCACGAGATTGGATCTTGCGGACAATGCATAAATTGACGGTAGCTGGGATCGATGCAAGCTCGCGGACATACCAGGCCCTCTGCGTGTCGAGCGGAGACATTGATGATGTTATCTTGAATGTCGACACGATCGCAACAGATGTAACGTCGTCGATGTGGGGGACTAGGCGACAGAGCGCCGCGCACTTCTGGCAAGGCACAGTCAAGTATTTGAGACGCGTCTACGGCATCATGAATTGTAGGGATGTGAACAGGGTGCTATACAACAGACGCCGCTGGCAAACCGGCTTCAGTATGGCCAGGATAGTCGCACGTGGCGAGTTAGCATTGTTCATGCCCGCCTGGGCATGTCTGATGTATCGTCACGCCCCGAGAGCGCCATGGCAATGGGAGATTCTTGTGGCTGGTTGCACATATGGCGGAGCCGAAGTGCATAGATTGGGCGCGGCACAACGTAGGGTAGCCGACTATGTCCACACTAATCTGAGCCAGACTAGAGTCGACAGGACGGGGAAATTTGCGGCGGTGGACCAGTATATTGAAGCGTTGGTGCTCACACAGCATGCATCGGAACTGGAGGGTGGACGGGCTGCTCTAAACTATAGGAGTAGACACTCCGAATCGGAGCAGGTGGCAACGCTGTCGCCCTTCACGACACTCATAGCTAATGCTTGGGTGACGGATGCGGGCCATCAAGGGACGTATCTACTATCAACTTGGCATGTAAACTTCGATTCGACCCTTTTGAGAGCAGTGCGGTATGAGGTCTCCCGAACTGATCACGGCCCACTATCCAGGGCGACGATCGCACACGAGCAACGGCCTCTCGCTACCCCGGGAGTGCTGCTATCAGCCGCGTTACCATCAACGGATGTCGTTCACCCCGGAGCACCTCTCTTTGCGGGCTGGGAGGCTGCCCCGTCCGTGGATGCGTTGGGACATGTCGCAGTTGAGGTCGCCGGACCGGTAGTGGCAGGAGCGGAAGAGAATAGATCGGCTGATTCACGGGACTAGCTTGGGCCGGCGTGTTTATTGGAGTTGCGCGCTGTGGCCTAAAACCGGTTTTGGAGAGACCAACAAAAGTCAGATGTTTAGATTGGGATGGTCGGAGTCCCAGTATCAGCTTGAGTGACATGCTTGAAGCCGAATCAAGGTGGAGAGCGGGCGAGCTCAGTGATTCGGAATGGGAGAGGACCATGGATTGGTTCGCTCCATGGGCAGATATGACGGGGCTTGAGGCGACGGCCACACGATGGTGGAAGATAGCATTTGATAAGATCAATAGAGAGAGGAAGTTGAAACCACTTTGTCCTCGTAGGGTGATAGACGCGTGTTTTTCGTCTTTTTGTCACTCTAACTCCAACTGGGACAAACTCGATTCTATGTTTTCTTATGTAAATGACCAGGAAAGGGCCCACACAATGTTCAACCTTAGGTCGGCCATGGAAGTGATGATTAAAACTTGCCCCGACGGAGTCAGAGACCGGAGGGTATGGTTAATACGGGAGGGGTTCTACCAGGCGTCACCCGAAACGAGCAAAAATGTGATGGCTTGCTGGATATTGTGGATATGCGGACTGCCACTTGCGGAAGACTTGGCGAGCTATTATCTGTCAATAGGCATATTGAGGATGACAAGGCAAGGTTTTGCTAATACGTCTAAGGCAGTCACGACGGCCATGCAGAAGACCCTCATGTTACCTAGCGGACGGGGTTTCAGGCACTTGGGTGTGGATGAACTGGCACAAGGGGCGTACATAGGGGAGTTCACAGGAAGGGCAAATTGGATATTTGATTGGGATGATGATATTGCTAATCGTTGCACGGACGGCTGCCAGATACCACTCTACAGTCTTGACGACAATGGCGAGTGGACGGAAGATAAGTGGTGGACAGATTTGGAATCGTCATTGACGAGGTCAATGAAGAAGGCCACACCGAACAAGATCCTAACTGAAACGCCAGCAGAGCATTATGATCGCAGACAAGTGTGGATGGCAGGTGGCAGCAGTGGTGGACAGTCGGTGATGGTAGACACCGATCCTGAGGCCAAGTCTCTCAGATTATCAAGCTTGGCCGAACAAGAAGAGGAACTGAGCACGCGTCTACGCGCATTGGACTTAAAACTGGGCAAATATGGTGACCCATTCAAGCGCGCCCGGGGCAAAAGATTAGCTGGTAAAAGTGGACGGGTCGTGCTAAGTAGACGCGCCGCCGGTATGTTCGACGGAGCGGTAAGACCATGGCCTGCAGTGGGCGATCCTGGTAACATCGGGACGGTGACGATCGTGTTGGGTTACTCAGCAGAATCATGTCACTACTACCTCTATGACAACGTGGGAGGGGCTACACGCGATGTGATCGGAGTGGCAGCGGAATTGCAGCGAATATGGAAGCAATACCTCACACTACAGGACCAGATATCCTCGGTCAAGTCCAGATATAAGGAGAAGATCAGGATATCTAAGCGAGCATATGCCGAATCAGTGGATTACGAAGACCTTAGGAAGTTGACCAAGCGAGCGGTCTGCGAGGCTACGGGCTCGCAAAAGCTGGACAGAATGAAGCCACGTTCGATACATGGGACGACGTATCAACATTACGCCCGTTCAGATTATGTAGTGAGCCACTTGGAAAAAGGAAGCATCAAACTCCCGTATTTGTGTGGGTTACTGGGCCCCGACGAGCAAGCTAACATGGATAACGAGTTAATGAACGCGGGAGGATATACGCTCGCGGCTGATCACGATGATTACGATAGGGTCCATTCACTGCGAGCACAAGCCATGCAGTACAGGATAGCAGGGGCCATTGCTCCTTCTGTCTCACCGGCGGTATTGAGTGAGTGGCGTGAGGAGTGCGAGTGGATCGCGACGAGTATGGAAAATCAATTTCTCAAGATACCCGAGAAAAATAAGACATACAAAGTCTATCAGGGAGGCTTCACAGGTGCACGCGATACGTCATTTAGGAATGATAGGCTACACGAGGCGTATGAGGATGTGGCCAGAAAGAACGCGTCTATCATAATGGGATATGAACTTAAGCCGCTAGCACAGCGGATCAGGGGTGATGACATATTGAGCAGGTTGTCACATTGGTCGGAATGCGCGATCGAACTGAGCTCACTGATGCGAAGCGGATTCATGCTAAACGCTTCTAAACAGGTCATTAGCTCCAGATACGGAGTGTTCTTGCGCGTGATCTACGAGAAGGGCAGGATGACAGGATATGCCCCACGGTCTATAGGATCACTGGTCATGCAACCACTACAAGCAAAGGAACGCGTCGACGTACGATCAAGGGTGTCTGCCATGGATGCCCATGTGCACATGCTCGTGCGCAGGGGCATGCGGCACGTCGTGGCCCAGGCAATATGGGATAACATGATGACTTTTTGGGGAAAACTGCTGGTGGATAAGCGTGCCGGCACATACGTGCGAGTGCCAAGGTCGATAATAAGTGGCGACAGCAGTAAGGGCGGTTGGGGGCTGGCAGCTCCAGGCAGGGCTACTACCGCACTACCCTGCATGATACCATCATGTCCCAAGTTCCAAGTAATCACGGACGAGATAGCGCTTGCTACAGATTCGAAGATGAGCTCAGCATATGCCTCGAAAGTTGCAAACAGATTTGGTGAGGTGATCGAAGAAGAAGCAGCACGACTGGCACGCACGTGGAGAAGAGCGAACATTGAGTCAGATGCGACACCGACAGACCAAAATAAAGCGTGGGCACAACACGCATTCGAATTCTGCACATGGTTAAACCATGTCAGGAGTCTGATAGGGACAACAGCGCACATCGACACTGATTACAGACGCACGAGGGGCAGATACGTGATCGCACCACCGGGCTCAGGTAAAACGACTGAGATAAAACGGCAGTCATTAGGACGGAAGGCGTTGGACGCGGATGACATATTGTCTGCTGGAGGAATCAGTTGGACAGATTACACATGCGCCGATGTGACTCGATTCGCTCCAGAAAGGAAGAAAGGAGCGGAGTTGTTCATGAAAGCTATGATAGATGGTTATGACGTGATAGGGGCGCACGATGACTCAGTGACACTCACGGTGTTAGACAGTGTAAGATTAGACATAGTAAGGGTGGCTACGGAGGACGTGATAACGCGGAGGTGGTTAGAGAGGCGTATGGGCAGACGACGCGCTGCTGACTTGTTGCTCGGAGGGCGAAGCAGGATCGCAGAGCAGAAATTGAGGAGCGCTGGTGAGTGGAGCAGAGGACGGCTTAAAGAAATTCCGTTGGCGAGGAATCTGAGTGACGCAGTTTTCAACGAGATGTACTCGGGACAGGCAGACCTTCGAGAACGAAGTACCGCAGGGCTCTTAAGAGTTGTGGGAGTTCGAGGAGGCTACCTACGGTGTGGTGAACACAATTATGTGAGCGCCATTCCGAATCCGAGATTACACGAGTTGGCGACGAACACACAGCCTGCCAATTCGGAGTTGATAGCGAGCGCCGCTGAGCTACGAGGGAGACCGTACCACATACAACTGGCATATGAATTATCTGCAGCAGGGCAAGATAATGCTGCAAGCTGGGTTAAAACTCTTGGCGCGAAAGTGACTCCGCTGGGTAAGGAAAACTGCCTCATACCCAGTCACGTAAAAGGATTGTTGTCCGCACCTATAGCGAGCGCGGCGACTATACAATATTGGGCTTGTATGACGGGCGAATATGTAGCGTGCATTAACGGGCTGTTCATCGGCGCGGGGAACAAATCGTTAGTGCGCGTGCTGGACTGTGTAAAAAGGGCCTTCCAAAGAGACAGGGCGAGCCTATTATGCAGTTATTAAAACTTAATACATTAATTACCAAGGG